AATACCCGTAGAAACAATAGAAAGAATAAAAAATGAAGACATTAGAGAACCTGAAGAAATGTTTGTTGGAAACCAACTCTGGGTTTGGGAAAAACCAAAAGAGGGGCATAGGTATATTTTAGGTTGTGATGTGAGTAGAGGAGATTCAGAAGATTTTACATCTATAATAATAATAGATTTTGATGATAGAACTCAGGTTTTAGAATACTTAGGTAAGATACCACCAGATTTGGCGGCTGACATTATATATAAATGGGGTACTATGTATAAAGCTTATGTTGTTACAGACATTACCGGTGGTATGGGTGTAGCGACCTCTAGAAAATTACAGGAACTAGGATACAAAGACCTATATGTGGAAGGGATGAATACCGCCGATAAATGGAAATACAACCCAAATAACGGTAGTAAAACACCAGGATTAGCATTTAATAATAAAAGAAGTCAAATTGTGGCGGCATTTGAAGAGTCACTAAGACACAAATTTACTATACGTTCCAAAAGACTCCTAAATGAATTACATACATTTGTTTATATAAATGGAAAACCTAATCACATGAAAGGTAAACATGATGACTTAATAATGGCAATTGCTATGGCACTATATGTGGGTGAAAATTCTTTTTCTCAGTTACAAAAAGCAAATAATCTAACTAAAGCTATGTTAGATAGTTGGACTACGAGTGAAAAAGTTAGTGAAAGTACTGACACCCCACAACAAAATAAACCATTATTTGGATTGCCTGGTAATCAAAATACCGACAGTAAACAGATGTATAAAGATTACGGTTGGTTATTCGGTAAGGTCCGATAAAAAATGATTGACTATTTATAATATAATCAGTATTATTAATTACTATGGCAGATAACTTAACGATATACCAAAGACTAGGGAAACTATTTGGTCCAGAAGGGCCCAACAAAGTAGAACCCTCTTACCAAAAATTTAATATAGGGTCTTCAGAAATACTAAAAACGGACTCCAAACAAGAATTTGAAGAAAAAAAACTTCAAATGCAACAATCATTATATCTATCTAATCAATGGCAAAAAATAGATAATGAACTTTATACTAAGTCTATTTACTACGAACCAACTAGGTTAGCATCTTATTACGATTATGAGTCTATGGAGTTTACACCAGAAATCTCTGCGGCTTTGGACATTTATTCTGAAGAGTGTACGACACCATCAGAAAAAGGTTATATATTGAGTATATATTCTGAATCCACTAGAATCAAATCTATACTAGGTGACCTTTTTAATAACATTCTAGATGTCAATACAAACTTACCTATGTGGATTAGAAATACATGTAAGTACGGTGACAATTTTGTTTACTTAAAAATTGATGCGGAAAAAGGTATTGTAGGTTGTAACCAACTACCTAATATTGAAATGGAAAGAAGTGAAGGGCACAGTTACCTAAACCAACTAAGCAATGATTCTGATGACGACCATATAGTTAAATTTAAATGGAGAGAAAAAGAATTGACCTTTAATTCTTGGGAAATTGCTCATTTTAGGTTATTGGGTGATGATAGAAGGTTACCTTATGGTACATCTATGTTGGAGAAGGCAAGAAGAATATGGAAACAATTATTATTGGCGGAAGATGCTATGTTAGTTTATAGGACATCTCGAGCTCCAGAAAGAAGAGTGTTTAAGATATTCGTGGGTAATATGGACGATAAAGATGTGGAGGCTTATATACAAAAAGTAGCTAATAAATTTAAAAGAGACCCAGTCGTTGACCCAGCTAATGGTAATGTTGATTTAAGAATGAACCAAATGGCGGTAGACCAAGATTATTTTATACCAGTAAGAGACCAAGCAGCAGCGAGTCCCATAGATACTTTACCTGGTGCCACTAACTTAAGTGAGATTGCTGATATAGAATATATCCAGAAAAAACTTTTAGCATCATTACGAATACCTAAAGCCTTTTTAGGTTTTGAGGAAGTTGTAGGTGAAGGTAAAAATTTAGCACTACTAGACATTAGATTTGCTCGTACCATTAATAGGATACAAAAAGCTATAATACAAGAATTAAATAAAATAGCCATTATTCATCTATACGTATTAGGTTTTGAAGACGAATTAGAAAATTTCTCATTAGGTCTTACAAATCCATCAACCCAAGCTGAGTTACTAAAATTAGAACAATGGCAAACTAAAATAACTTTATATAAGGATGCGGTGGGTGACCCTGGAAGTGGAATAGCACCAGTATCCGCTACATGGGCAAAGAAATTTATTTTAGGTATGAGTGATGAAGAAATTAAATTAGATTTACAACAACAAAGATTTGAAAAAGCTTTATCTGGTGAATTAGAAAAAACCGGAGAAACAATTAAGAAAACAGGATTATTTAATACAGTAGATAAATTGTATGGTGAACCCCCAACCGAAGAGGGTGGTGGAGATATAGCAGCAGATGAACCAGGTTTAGATATGGGTAGTGAAGATGTAGCTGATTTTGATATGGGTGGTCCAGAAACTGAAGCTCCAGGAGCGGGTGAGGAAGTTACAGAACCAGTAGCCGCAGCGGAGACTTATAATCAAGAGAAAGGATTACCACTATTAATGGAAGAAAAAGGGTTATCTTTAGAAGGTTTAGAAGAGATAAGAAACAGAACCAATAGTAGTATCGATAGTATTAATAAAGAAGTTAAGTCATTATTAGAAGATTAACGATATTTATTATAAAAATACGCTTATGAAAAGTTTTTCACATTACAAAACTAGTTTGGACAATATTCTAGAAAATTCTTTTAAAAAAGACAAAGAATTATTTAAAAAAAATTTATCGGTTATTATGGGTGCAATCAAATTCTCTAAACCACTCAGAGAGTTTTTCACATTATATAATGAAATAGAAAGTAAAGAATTTTCATCTAAAGATGAAAGTAAATCATACTTAACTGAAGCATTAAATTTCCTCAGAGATAACAAAAACAAATTAAAAAAAGTAACACCAATACTAGATAAGATTATTGAGGATAGGAAAGAATTGTGTAAGGAGACAAAAAATACTATCTATGGAAAAATAGATAATATTGTATTTAATACTAATGTAAAAAACATAGAAAATATAACCAAAGATAAAAATTATCTATGTGAAAGTATGTCAAATAGAAGTACTAAAAAAATAACACGTATAACTAACCCTAAAATACTATCTAAGGTATTAAGTAAAAATTATAAAGAAGCTTACGATGGGTCATTAACTGAATCACAAAAAAATATTCTTAAGAATACTTTACTGATGACAGAAGATACCTTAAATAACGAATTTAAAAATATTAAAGATATCGCTCTTAACAAGTTAGATACTTTAATCTCCGAATCCAAAGAGGATGGTCTCTCAGTAAAATTAGTAGAGGTAAAAAATGAAATACTAACGTTAAATCCAACAAAAAAATCATATATTAAGGTTAGGGGCCTTGTAGAGGACTTGAAGTAAAGACCTACATTTTTTATATTTTAGTATAAAAAATATTATATATGTTAAAACAAGGAAGAGAAGTAAAAACCCAATTATCAGAAGTATTTAGAACATCGTATGGTACGGTAGATATGTCTAATTTAAAATCTGTATTTGTTAATTTATCTACATGGGCAGAACCATTAGAAGATAAAGAATCATGGGTAAGACCAATTAAAAAATTCGAAAATAGAATAAAAAACTCACTACACGGCCAATTAAAAGAAACACCATTTAAAGATAAAGCAATAGTAGACTTAGATTTACGTGCTAGTGGAATAAAAACTGGTAAAAGAAGTTTTATGAGGTGTGAAATAACTCTATTCATAGACAGTAAAAATAAATTTAACATAAAATCCCCTTTTATATCTACACCCATTAAAACTATAACCACTAATCTTATAGAAAAATCTATTCTACCATCAACCACTTTTACATTCCACAAAACTAAAAAATAATAGATACTTTTAAACTAAGTTTTTTGTTTTGTATTTATATTTATAAATAAACTAGTTTATGAGAGTATTAGAAGCACGTGAAATAGGTCATGGGATATTAATTGAACATGATGGTTATATTTCTCCTTTGGATAACAAAGAAGTAATTAATGAGATAAGTGAGCCTTCATTTGAGGGTGAAATATTTATGAATGCAATTCTACAAAAATATGACACCCCTAATCGTAATGGTAGAATCTATCCCGAAAAAATATTAAAAAGAGAAAATGAAAGGTACCAAGACATAATAGGTAAGGGTGCTGCTATTTCTGAATTAAACCACCCAGAGTCTTCCTTGATAGATTTAGATAGAGCTTCTCATATCATAACTAAAACATGGTGGGATGGTAATAGATTAATAGGTAGGTTAAAATTATTAACTTCACCAGCATATCTAAAAGAAGGTATCATTTCCTGTGTAGGTGACCAAGCAGCTAATTTATTAAGACAAGGTGTTACTTTGGGGATATCCTCTAGAGGGGTCGGTTCACTAACTAAAAACGGAGAATATAATGAAGTTCAAGAAGACTTCGAATTAATTTGTTTTGATTTAGTATCCTCACCATCAACACCAGGCTCCTACTTATTTAAAGAAGATGATTCTCCCGATACCGTAGATGAATCTAGTGAATCTATAACAAAAGTAAGTAAGGAAAATACAAACCTTAACAAGTCTTTAAACTTAATGTCTAAATTAGATAATTTCCTAAATAGATAATTCCCAGTTAAAACTTCTAAATACGGGATTTTTTACAAAAATTGTATATTTATAATAAAACCGCGTCTATGCACGTGGCTTTTTATAATAAACTTTTAAAAAATAAAAAAAACGTGAGTGAATCAATTTTAGAAAAAGCGTTGCTCGAGGCGGAACAGTTGGAAGAAACTATGAAGTCTAATGCAAAAGAAATACTTTCTTCGACAATGAAGGGAGAAATTCAAGAATTAGTAAAAGAATCGTTGAACGAAGACGATTACCTTAAGGAGCAAGAAGAAGAAGAAGTTGATGTTATTGACATAGAAGATGAGATGATGGGTGATGAACCTGAAATGGATTTGGAAATGGAAGATGACATAGAACTTGATATTGAGGACGAGACAGAAACTGAAGAGTTACCTGAACTGCCACCTCTAGACTTAACATTAGCATCCGATGAAGAAGTGTTAAAAGTATTTAAAGCAATGGGAGACGAAGATGGAATCATTATCCAAAAAGATGATGAAGAAATCGAGTTAACCGATACTACTAATGACACTGAATACATCATTAAATTAGACGAAGAAAAAAAATCAAAAACAATGAAAAAAGCAGTCAAAGAAACCAAAGAAGTTTCCGAAATGGATAACATGGATGAAATGGATAACATGGACGAAATGGATATGGAAGAAATGGAAGATATGGATGAAGTTG